GTCACCGTGCCGGACAGGCTAATGCCGTTGACTGTACCGGTGCCGGACACGCTAGTGACGGTGCCGGTGTACTGGTCGTTCGACGTGATGGTGAAGTTGGGGTACGTGCCGGAGATGCTAGTCGTGCCCGCCCCGGTTAGCGCCACTACTTGGTCAGGCAAGGTATTGGTGATCGTAAAGCTAGGGTACGTGCCCGACGTGCTGATGCCTGTGCCGCCGGTCAACACCACCGTCTGGTCTGGCGCTGAATTATTGATGGTAATCGCTGCCGAGCCGTCATACGTTGTGCCGGCGCTGTACGAGATGCCGGTGCCGGCAGTCAAGGCGTTGGCTACGCTGCCAGCTTGGCCAGTAATATTGCCGGACACTTTGCTGCCGGCAATCGACGTAATCCATGTCGGGTCAGCGTACGAGCCGGTCGTATAGACGCCGTTGGTGACGGTAGCGGCGTTGCCCGTAATGTCGATAGCCCACGTACCAGACGCGCCAGAACCCGTTGTGCTGGGCACGCTCAAGTTAGTGCGAGCGCCTGCTGCTGTAGTGGCTCCTGTGCCGCCGTTATCGACGTCTAGGGTGCCAGCCAAGGTGATGGTGCCAGAGGTCGTGACAGGCCCGCCAGAGGTCGTCAGGCCCGTTGTGCCGCCGGAAACATTGACCGACGTCACCGTGCCTGTGCCGCCCCCACCACCTTGGTTGGCTTTGTTAAGCAGGTTTAGGAAGAACCGATACCAATCCCGCGAGACGAGCCCCGTCCGGTCGTCAGTGATGGGCGACTGATTTTTGGGTAGTTGTGGTTCGTTATCGGGATTAGGCATTGGTGCCGGACAACGCGAGTTCGGCACCCAAAATGGCGATCTTGACGGGGTCGGTGCCTGATACCTCGTACACGCGGTCACGCAGCTTGTCAGTCATGCCCAACCGACGCCAGAACGCTCTGAATCCGTAATTGCCCATCTTGCCCATGCCGGCCCACTTCTCGTTCGACCATGTGTGGCCGCCGTCATCTGAGAAGCGCAGTATGACCTGTGGGTCGTTCCCTTGGCCGGTGACTAGCCCGACACCTGTCTCGCATTCGAGCTGCAGGGCGTGCTGGGCAGTGCGCTTCAAGTTGTTCTGGCCGGTAGGCAGCGCGCGCCACGACCGCAGCCACTTCTGCGGCAGGTTGTCGTCAGCAAACACATCCAAGTCATAGGCGTAAATCTTGCCGTTTTGGAAGTCGCCGACCACTACCTGGTTGTTAAAGAAGGTCTGGCAGTTCGCCCGGTGACGGATAAACTGGCCGTTGGCAAACCCGGCACGCTCATGCCAAGCGCCTGTGGCCACATCGAACACCCATGTCTTTTGGGCAGTCGGGAAAGTCAGCACGTAAAAGGCATGGCCGTCTTGCTGGTAGGTAAACGCAATAGCGTCCGAGATGGTGCCGTAGCTTTGGATGGCGTACTCGACCGCGTGAGTAGAGATGCGCTGGCCAGTGTAGCCGTTGGCACGAAACACAATGCCTTGGCCACGGGCATCCGACCCTAGCCAGAACAGCGAGTTGTCCATCTTGGCCACCGAGAAGGTCGCTGCGCAGCCCAGCTCGTTGACCGCACCTTGGATACGAGCGAGTGGAAACGGTGTGTCGCCGGCGTTGTACCAGACTTCGACTGATTGGGTGCCAAACAGCCACACCTCGCGGTGATCTACAAACAGCGAAATCAGGTTGTCGGGCATACCTTCAGCACTGGCAAACGACAGCGGGTCAATCTGAGTGCCATCAAGCAGCTCAGACGTCCAGAATTTTTGCGAGTTGGGCTCTTGGAAAATGAAGTAGCCGTCCAGATAGCCAACCGTCACCGCGCCGGGGAAGTCCACGTCGGTAATCTCAGCGTACTGTTCAGTCGCAGCGTCGTAAATGTAGCCGTCAGGGTTGGCCGCAATAAAGAGCTGCGTGCCGTTGTCAACCATCGACACAGGGCCAGTGCCACTGACGTTACCCACCGGAGTGGCTACCCAGTTGCTAGTTACGCGGTACAGTTTGGTGCCTGACACGGCGTACATGTAGTCGCCATACGACCACAGCCCTCGAATAGGGCCAGTGCCGACCACACCCAGCTTGCGTAAGCCTGGCGCCCGGTTCAAGTACGCAGGCTCCATACCTTCCGGTGCCGGGGTAGCTTCGGGGTACAGGTTCACCATACGCGAGTCCGCAGCATTGACGCTGCGGGCGACATAGGATTGGCCAAGAATCGGCGTTTTCACGGCTTAGAAGTTCCCGGCGTAGATGTTGTACCGCTGATGGGTTGCAACCAGCGAGTAAGGCATCGACATCACGTCGTCTGGGTTGTTGATACGCTTCAGATTACGCTTGGACGTCATGGCAATCCGTACAACCTGCGGCATGGGTTCAACACCAAACTCGTTGGCAATTTCCATCGCCAAGTTGTACTTGAACGCACGCAGATAGCCCGGCGGAAACGACAATGTCGTATTCAAGGTAGCTGGCTTAGTCAGCTGCTCCACCGACACAAAGTGCCACTCCAGCAAGCGTGTGGGCTTAGGGTAGATCGTCATGGTAATGTCTGGGAACGTGTTGTTCACAAACATGACCTGAGGGTAGGTGCTGGTGACCGTCTTGACCGCAATACCGTCGTACTGTTGCTGGTTAATCAGCTTGATGCCGTAAGACACGTTGGTCTGCGGATCGCGGAAGTACGTCGCATCGTCAATCAAAATAGGCCGGTTACCGACAAAGTCGCCGGTCGGCCCAAGCGTGCGGGTAATAGTGTCAGTTGGCCAGTTAAACACCTGATCTTCGGTGGAGAAGACAGCTAGACGCTCAGTATTCCACGAATCAATCATCTGATTCATGGCGGTCAATGCGTCTTGCGCTGCCTGCGGGGATGGCTCTTCACCTTCAGCCAGCTGGCCTATGAGCCGGAGCGACGCTTTGATCTGGTCGAAGGCGGTTGCCATTTACACTCCTTTAAGCTGCCGCCTCTACAGTGGTGCGGCTACGACGACGTTTAACTTCCAGTTCATTGGCTGGTGCCGCCGCTTCAGGAGCTGAAGGCGTGTCGGGATTATAGCGTTCCCAGCCGTTTTGTTCATCAAATTCTGCCTCCATCTCCATTGTGGCGACTTTGGTTCCATGAACGGGATGCTGTAGATATATAGGCATAGGGTAGGCGGGGCCGAAGCCCCGGTTAGTTAAGCAATGCTAAAGTTTACGCGGTAGACCGGAAACGTCACGGTATTAGCCAGTGTGCCCGTTGCGGCGGCACGAATACGCAGACGATCACCAGCGGCCACAACCAAATTGGCTGCAGTGCCACTAAGCGTCAACGAACGAACAGTGTTTGCAGCCAATGCAGTACCACCAGTAGCTTTAGTCGTATTGGCATCAGTAGCCGCCAGCATGGCTGCTGTACCAGAACCTGCTTGACCAAGATTGGTGATGGTAAAAGTAATGTAATTAGTATCGCTAGTAGCTAACGCGTCTACGCCTGAAAAAACAGCAGACGTCAACGTGCCGGCAGCAGGGGCAATAACGTAAACATCACTATTACCTGTAGTTGCAATGGTTGCACCTTGTTGCGATGCAGTAGAACCACTAGGAATATTGGACAGCGACTTTGAAGTGCTATCAATAGTTGCGCCCGTAATAGTGGTGCCAGAAGTTAGTTCAGGATCGCTAAAAGCAACCCCTACAGCTTTGGTGTTAGGCATGATCTATCCTTTAGGAAACGGGGGCCGAAGCCCCCGAAGTTTTTAGCCTCGGCGATACAGCGACCAAGTGCCAGTGCCGGTTTTACGAGCACGAAACAGTTGAGCTGTGCCTGCAGTAGCAGCAACCGTCATCAGGCCGACGAGCGTCCAGCCAGTGTTGGTTACCAGCGTAATTACACCAGAACCAGAACCGTCGACGTTCATAACTGAAAAATCAAACGTAACGCCGGCTTTGTCTGCGCTTGGAAGTGCAGCTTCAAGATCAGCCACGGTTGGAAGTGTATACGAGGCTGCAGAAGATCCAGGACTGCCCAGCAAAGTGCCGTTCAGAACTTGAGCTGCAGTCAACGTCGCGGTCGCAGTTGCGGTTGCGGGAGCGGGAACAACAATAAAATCTACTTCATTGACGTTGCCGTCGCCGAGCTGGTATCCACCAGCGCCATTTGGAAGTGCCATGATAAATATCCTTTACAAGAAGTCGTCAATGGGGGCCGAAGCCCCCACCCATTAGCCCCAAACGCGGCAGGCCATTTGCGGACGGATCGTGCTGTAGCCGTACAAAACGTCGATACGGCAAGGCAGACGGTCGTTGTTGATGTCGTACTGACGAACAATACGCATCGAAATACCATTATGGACTTGGCGAGAAGCCATATCCACGCCTTGTGGCATCAGCAGGTCGGCGGTAGCGAAAGTGATCGCATCCTTATGGTAGACCAGATTTTGCGGATAGGCAGTAGCAGCCGAACCGACCATAGTCACTGCAGCGCCCGAAGCAGGCAGAGCCGAAACGGTAGCCAGTGCTTGGCTTGCCGAATACAGAGCTGGGAAGATCGACAGAGTTGCAGTCGAAGAACCAGTAGCAGCGGCAGTCACGGTGAATTGCTGGAGCGAACCAGTGGACTCACGGGTCTGTGGGTTAACGGCAAACACGCCAGCGATGGTGAACACGTCGCCGACATTCCAAGTCTTGCTCGAACCAGTGAAGCTGATTGGCAGCGTGGACTGACCTTCAGTCGTGACAGTCGAAGTCACGGTGATGGTGGTGCCCCAATCGCCGTTGGTGTGCTGCTTGATCGACTGAGACATGTTGACTTCGTCGTAGCCC